TCTAAATCGGAACTATCTCCAAATTGTGCTTTTACACTATCAACAAACTTCATATCTTTATCAATTTGTGTTAATCCTGCACTACCATCAATTCTTATATATTGTGTAGTTCCACCACTTCCATTATCAGATGATAAAACTATATCTTGGTCATCGGTTTCAGTTGTAATGAATATACTTCCTTTCCAGCTTCTAAAATAAGCATTGCTGTCATCGTGGTATAAAGCAGCATCAGAAGAATTACCAAGAGCTACCCAAACACTATCTTCTACAAGTAATTTCTTTGATACAGTAACAGTTTCTGCACTTCCATCTAAATATAAGTAAGTAGCATTACCACCACTACCATCATCGCATTGGAATATTAAATCTGCATCATCAACTAATTGTCTTATGTAAAGATTGCCAGTTCCATTTTGAAGAAAAGTATCACTTCCATCGTGATAAAACCCAGCATCTTCAGAAGTTCCAACCAGAAGACTGGCATTATCTACCATTTTAATATGTTTTGAAGAAGTAGTATATCCTAAACTTCCATCTAATGTTAGATAAGCTGTAGTTCCACCTGAACCATCGTCAGAAGATAATATAATATCTTTATCATTTGCTTTATTATAAATTTGCAAATCCCCAACTTCGTTTTCAATATAAGTATTGCTACCATCGTGCCATATATCTAAATCATCACCTGTTCCAAATCTTGCTTTAACATTATCTGTAAAAGCAAAGTTTTTAGATACAATCGTTGCAGTAGAACTTCCATCTACCCTAAAATATTCTGCTGTTCCACCAGAGCCATCATCACTTCTAAAGATAATATCAGCATCATCTGTATAATTAGTAACATAAAGACTGCCAGTATAATTTTCTATATTTGCATTACCTGAAGAACTATTGTGATAAATTTTTATATCATCACTTGCTCCAAATCTTGCTTCAACATTATCTGCTAATTCTAAATTTTTAGCAACTTTAATAGCAGTAGCACTACCATCTAATGTTAGGTAAGCAGTTACTCCTCCAGAGCCATCGTCTGTTTGTAATACAATGTCTTTATCATCAGCAGTATTTTGAATATATAAATCTCCAGTATCGTTTTTAATATAACTATGGCTACCATCGTGTTTAAGTTGTAAATCACTACCATTACCTAATACTAAATCTTTATCGTCTTTTAAAAATAATTCTTGTTCTAAAATTACATTACCTGCAGTAGTAATTGATAACCTTGTTGCCCAACTATCGCTACCATCTCTTATACTAAAACTTTCATCAGTCATCACACCAAGACTATAAATTCTATCACCATTGTTAAAACTTAATGCTGGAACTGAACCACTTGTTTGGTCAGGAGTTTCAATTCTTACTTCTGCGTGGCTTCCACTTGCACTCTTTACGTGAAGATTATAACTTGGTGAGGTAGTTCCTATACCGACATTAGAAGATGACCCTTGAATAAACATATCATCATTAAGGTTTATATCTACATCTCCACCATCTCCAAGTTTTACTACATCTTGAGAACTTTCAGTAAGTGTTAATAATGTTTCTCCACCAGCAGTAAATGTGATAGCATCAGCAGTAAAAGCCATTTTAGTATCAGTATCTCCATAATGATACAATTCATTTATTATACCTGTATTTCCTGAACTATCTACAATTAATCTTATAGCATCAGCAGTTCTAACGATAAAATCTCCATCATTTGCATTACCAAGTTGAACTCTATTATCATCGTCATTTTTTAAATCAATAAAAGTATAAGTGCTTGTGCTATCAATTTCCAATACAACATTTTCAGAACTTTCAATATTTAACTTATTTCCATTAAAAGTAAGATTGGCTTCGCCATTAATAGAATCGGCATCAGATGCTGTAAGAAGTCTATTGTTAGAAAAGTTAGCTATAGAATCTACAGCTCCACTGGATGCACCTCCTAATTGACGATAAGTGCCATTATCGTTAATATATAGTTCAGTTGTTCCTGTTCTATATCCTAACTCATAAACAGCTAGATCGCTACTAGAAGGTACACTAGAGCCTCGCTTAATTTTTAAAACATTAGCCATCTCTTAATCCTATATTAACTATAAGTACCGCAGTCTAAAGTTGTATCTACAAAACCTTGTTGTGCTTCAACAGGTTTGTTGAACTCCCATTGAGTTCCTGTGTGATCATATATGATGCTTGCTCCTGCTCCATCTACTGTTAAACCAGCTCCGTCTGCAGCTGAAGAATCTGCTGCTCCTTTAGCCACTGTAATATTAATATCTTCAACATCTAAGGTTGAAGTGTTAAGAGTAGTTGTAGAGCCTGCTACTGTTAAATTACCAGCAATAGCTACTGTAGTTCCACTTGCACCGATAGTTAAAGTGTTTGAACCTACACCATCTAAAATTGTTTTATTACCAGCAGTCATGTCTAGGTCTGTTAGCCCAGTTAAAGTTGTATCTGTTCCACCAAGTGATATAGCTGAATCACCAATAGTAACACTACTATTAGCCAATTTAGCATTAGCAATACTACCTGCTAATTCATCATTTGATACACCACTATCTTTAATGGTTACTGCTCCACTTGATACTGCAAAATTATCAGAACTAAATGATGCTACACCTTTGTTTGATGTTGTTGCATCTTCTCCAGCTACTGTTGCGGTACCTGATGAATAACTTACATCAATTCCTTCTCCTGCACCAACTATTACTAAACCTTTAGTTCCTGCTGCAGAATCTGGAATCTGTCCAGTTACTATACTATTAAATTCAGTTACATTTACTGTACTGTTATTGCTTTGAAGAACTCCTATATATAATTTATTGCTACCATTAACCCATGCTAACTCTCCATAAGATAGAGAACTAGGAGCACTGGTAGCATTATAAGTAGAAGTTCTATGTATTTGTATTTTATTTGCCATTAGAATACTCCCCCGTTTATGTCTTCATTCTGTAACAAGACTTCAGCGTCTGTTACGCTTATTGTTGTTTGCCCATTAGATGTTGTAGCTGTAATACCTGCTCCTCCTACAATATCTCCTGAGAAATTATCTACTTCATTGATAATAACATCTTGTGTTCCATTGTCATATTTCAATTTATTTCCATCAAAAAATACCAATTTTGTATATACATCTTTAATTTGATTTGGTTTTGATAAAGTTCCACCCATTATGTAGACCTCCCTATATCGTTATAATTTGGATCAGAAGGTTCAGAAATATCAGTAAATGTTGGATTAGAAACATCAGAGATGTCAGTAAATGTAGGATTACCTACTGCACTTACATCAGTAAAAGTAGTGCTCGAATCTGATATATTGGTATAAGATGGGTCTGAAGGTTGATTTCTATCTGTAAAATTACCAGATAAATTATCATTAAAACTAGTTAACAAATCATCTAAAGCTGTATATATCGATTGAAAATTCTCTAATCCAAAATGTCCTTTTCTCCAAGTTTTAGCCATTAAAACTCCTGTTGTTTTATGGATACCATTCCGCTTATACGACCACGGTTTTTGAACATTTTAGCTTCCTTTACTCCTTCTTCATATCGTTTAGAATAATATCTAGCATGATTTAGCCCTTCTGGTTTAGTTTCATAACCTAATTGAATTGCCTTATCTACTAAATATTGATGAAATTGAGTAGGGAGCTCACTTACTTCTGTCATACTAGAAGAAGCAGAATCTAAAGTATTAAAATGTTCTGCTTTTTTGTAGTAAAATACAGTAATCGTCAACACTTCATCAACTGATTTAAATCTACTTGATTCACTTTCTAATGGATCGAAAAGTGCAAGACCTATTGAATCTCTTTCAACCCACCATACATGTTGTTTGGTAGTTCTTGTATATACTTTGCTATAATTATAATTTGGCATTATGTTAAGTCCCTATATTCTGGTCTACCAACTAATCTTTTAATTCTTTTAACATTTCCTTCTGAATCTTCTAAATCTACTGATTTAATTTCTAATATCTCTGCTTTTAAACCGTAGTATCTTTGATTTGCTACAGTGTCAAATTGTGTAGCTTCATCTAACATTAGTGTTCTTGCTGAAAAATCATCTGATGCTTGATTTAACATATGAATAATTTCATTAGTTCCAAGTTCAGGATGATGCTTCTTAACCATTTCAATCATTTGCTGTAGCTTCATTTCCTTGCTCCTGTATTTGTGGAACCACCATATAGTATGATAAAAATTCTACTAAATCTCGGCTTACCTTGTTATATTGATCTACATACCATTGATAATCTGTAGTAATTTTTTGCAATTTAGTTGTAAAGTTTTGAACTTCTTTAACTACTTGCTGTCCATAAGATTCTACTTCTGTTGCATATTGTTGTATTTCCATTGCTTCTTTTTCAGAACTTAACTCTGATTGTTGAATTTTATGTTGTAAATCTGCTTGATATATAGAAAGTTCTTTTTGATACTCATTTAATTCATCTTGAATATCGTTTTGATGTTTCTGTAATTCTGTATTTCTTTTAGCATTAAATAATCCAAGTTCTTTTTCTAAATTTACTTGATATTCTTGAACTTGTTCAGCAACTTGAGCTTGATATGATTGAACTCTAGCTTGATAATCTGCTACTTTAGCATTATTTTGAGATATAATAACTTCCATATCTTTAGCAGCTGCTTCTAACTTGATTTGTAAATCTTTATTCATATTAGCTAAATTTCTAGTTGCTGCAATTTCACTTTCTTGTTGTGCGTCTGCTGCATCTATTTGTGCTTGAGCAATAGCTTTTTGTAAAGCAGTATTATGTTTAGTCAATTCTTCTTGCACTTCTGCTTGATAACGAACATTATCTTTATTAAACTCATTTAATTCGTCTTGAATATCATTTTGGTGTTTTTGAATTTCTGTAGTTCTTTTTAACTGAAATAATTGTAATTCTCTTTCTAAGTTAGCTCTATATTCTTGTAGTTGATCATTAACTTGTTGTCCATAAGATTGAACTCTTGCTTGATAGTCAGCTACGATAGCATTATTATTAGAAATTATTGCTTCCATATCTCTTGCTCTAGCTTCCATACTTATTTGTAAATCTTTTTCTTTATTAAATTTAGCAACATCAGTTGTAGCAGCTGCATCTTGTTGTGCTTTTTGAGCAGCAATTTGAGCATCTGTTCTTACTTTGTCTAATGCTACATTTTGTTTAGCTAATTCTTCTTGAACTTCTACTTGATAAACATTTAAATGTTCTTGATATTCGTTTAAATTATTTTGTATATCTGCTGAATATTGTTGTAATTCAGTTTGTCTTTTTGTTTGCCATAACTGAAGTTCTTTTTCAGTGTTTACTTGCCACTCTTGAACTTTTTTATTAATTGTAGCTTGATATGAGTTTATTTCTTGTGCATATTTTTGAATACCTTGTAATGATTCACTTTCTTCCATATCAGCTTGTTTCATAATTTTTTGAACATTAGCATTGTAAGCAGTCATATTTTCATTAAATTCATTTAATTGATTTTGTATATCACTTTGATATTTATCAATTTGCACTCCCATTTTTTGTAATGATATTTGTGCTAACTCTACATCTTCTTCATAAATAAAATCATCAACACCTAAATTTGATTCAGTTCCAGCAGTAGTATCGGTTCCGCTTAATGTTCCAAAATCTAATGCCAAAGATGGTGGTGCATATGCTGGTGCACTTCCTAAACTACCTACACCTACATCAACAATACTTGGTGCACTTGGAGGATTTTCACTTACATCTAAATTGCTAATACCAGGTGCTCCTGTCATATTAATACTTGCTGGGGCATAAGCTGGTAATGCAGATATAGCTGAATTTGATGTAGTTACATTAGCATCTGCTACACTTGCAGTAGTTACTGCACTTACAGTTCCTGCAGAAGCGTCTGCCGCACTAGCATCTGTATAGCTTACAGTAGTTAAATTAATTGTCGAAGGAACACTAGCACTTATAGTTAAAGCACTTATACTTGGTGCACTAGTTAAGGTTAAAGCTGTTTTAGTATAGGCAGGAACAACAGTAGTTACATTTGCATCCGCAATAGAAGGTATTGTAATTGCTCCAACAGCTTCTCCTGTAGTTGATGCATCGCCTACACTTGCATCTGTATAAGCAACTGTTCCTAATGTTATTACTGATGGAACAGAAGCACTAACATTTAATGAACTAATACTTGGTGCACTAGTTAGAGTCAAAGCTGTTTTGCTATAAGTTGGTGCAGTTCCTAAACTTCCCAATGTTACTGTTGCTACAGAACCTGCACTTGGTACACTTGGTAAGGTTAAATTTGCTGGCAATCCTGCATTTTTAGTGCTTAAAAATTTTCTTAACATTTCTTTAGAAGCATATAAAACAATTCCTCTATGTAACTCATCTGGAACATTATCCACTGAAGTGCCACCTAAACTAATTGCTGCTGGTTGTATTTTTCTTACTACTGCATTTTGAGTTGCAGTAGGTTCTGGTTGAACATATAATGTATCATTTATAATTGAATATACTGGATCAAACTTACTGCTATAATAAATGCTATTAGTATCTTTATAGTCATCAAAATTTTCAAAAGCTACTTCTAATGCTTCTCTATTTCTAGTTCCATCTCCTCTAGTAACAGAAACAATGCTTAATATAGAACTAGTATCTAATGTTGTGCTAGTATTATTAAGAATAGCATTGGATGTAAGCTTTTGAGCCATGTCTCTGTTTCTGCTAACATATTTTAATATATATTTTAAACCTTCAGTTAAGTATAAGCCAGCTTCTGATGTGTAATCAGGGCTATCTATATCACCAACTATTGCTTCTATCTCAGTTTTAAAACTCATTATTTATCCTTTAAAAATCTTTCCATTGTTCTACCATCTAATGTGTGTGTTCCCTGTTGAGCTAGTTTTGCTCTTCTTTTTCCTCTAGCCGCTTGCATTTTTTTTACTTTTTGATATTGACTATATTTTCTAGCAGCTTGAACTCCTTTATAAACTTTTCCACCAGGCAATACAAAAGATACAACATTGACAATTCCTTTTACTATATCTTTAGTAACTCTTGCCCTTTTTTTAAAATCTCTGTGTGCTCTATTTCCTATCATAATTTTCTCCTATAAGAGGGGAGTATATTTCAACCCCCCTCATTAGTTTATTCCTAACTAAACTGTAATACAGTATGAGTTTCAGGAAGTTGGATTTCAAGACCTGCTTCTGTAAGAATCATATCTTTTCTTCCATCAACGTTTCTATTTTGAACGTTAGTGATAATTTGAGTATCACGAGATACTCCGTTACCAGCTAATGGTCTGTAAGCTACGTTGTTAAGGTCAATCATAATCGCAGTATTCTCATGTTGGTTTCTGAACAAAGGTTCTAAAACAAAGTTAAGATTACCATAAAGAGTTGAAACTCTTGTGACTTGATGACCGAAGCTACCCTTGATATTTTGAATATCAAGACCGCTTCCTACTTGACTATTTAAAGCCATGGTATTACCTAAGAATGAACTTCCACCTAGTTTATTTAACCAAGATAGAACTTTTCTTGAAGCTAATACAAGTTTCTCACCGCTGTTTCCAGATTCTGGTGAGAAAACGTCTTCCATAGAATCAATGAAGTGATCGTAGTTAGCTGATGCATAAGCAAAAGTTTTCACTTTACCATATGCTTCAGTATAAGGTACGATACCCCATGTTCTACGAAGTGGTCCGCCAGAGGCAGGGTTTGAATCTGTTCCGATACCAAATAACATAGCATGCTCAAGGTCCATCTTATGTTCCATAAGTTTTTCTTGATATACACGCATATATTCATTTGATTCTCCACGATATCTGGTTGCTAGAGCTGTACCAGAGAATAGAGGTACTGAAGTCTTAAAGATTTGACAGTATCCTTCTCTGTTGTAGAACTCGTCTTTCCATCCTTCTGGATCAGTTCCACCTTCTGCGAAAGCTGAACCAATAACTTGTCCTTTCATACCAGCGTCAAAACGTAGTTTATCCCCTGATGTTACTGTGATAAGTCCTTTAGTTGCAGCGTCTGCTCCATCGGCACTTCTTGTTGCTTTTAGCATAGCTTTTACGAATGACATTGCTAAAATAGCTTTTGCGGAATTTGAGTTATCCACTGCTGTTACTCTGTAATAAGCAATCGCAGGTTTGTCACTTCCGTCACTACCATCTTCATCCCATTCACATTCTATTGCTACCATTTGTCCGACTACAAAATACTCAGGTCGAACGGCTGTTGTCACTTCTCTTCCATATTTGTCATATAAACATTCTACGTCAAATGCAGTAACGTTCCAATCTGAATCTGCTGGTGTACCAGCTGCTGCTCCAGTTACTTCACCTGCTGAGGTGATTTGGAAGTTACGTCTTTGCCATTGATGTCTCTGTTCTAAGAACTTAAAGACTGGATCGTCTGTTGGCACCTTTGAAACATTAGATAAATATGTGAAGAAAGGCGATTGTTGGGGAGCTAATTCAGCAATTCTTTCACCGAAGTTAAAAATTCGTCTATCGACATTAATCGATGTACCCTGAATTGCATCCCCTGCAGTTATACTATATTGATCTGCCATGATTCATCATCCTTTTTATTGAAATGGATTCTTTTTGTTAAAGTTGTTAATCATAGAATCCATCATGTTATCTTCTACACTTTTAGATGACTGCACTGAAGCACCTGGTTGGACACCTATTGGCCTAGGTATTTCCAACTTATCCTTTCTATTATTTAATGTTTGCTGTTTCATTTTAGCTTCTTCAGTTACTTGTGTAACAGATTGGCTAACCTGAGTTGTATCAACACCTTGTCCAGTGTTAATTTTGTGCAATTTCACTAAATTGTCTAAAGTTAAAGACTCAGGACGACTCATTTCATTGATAAACTGTTGAGCTTCACTAGCAGACATTCCATGTTTTCCCTGCAATTCACTGGAAACCTGATTGTCTCTAGCTTGTTGCATTTGAGCTTGCTGTTGCAAAGCTAACTGTTCTTGTCTGATTGCTTCTTGTTTATCCATATAATCAGTCACACCGTCCATATACGCTTCTCTCTGAGAAAGATACTTTCCAGAATCGCTCTCAGGGTCAGCTAGTGCTTCGGAATGATCATAGTCTGCAGGCTTCTTAGGTTTAACAGGTCTCTGTAAAGGTTCTACTGTCTCCTGATTAGCTTGACTAGCAAGATTTTGAATTATCTCTGGATTTCTTTTAAGATGTCTTGCAATTGGCATTACATCTTCGATATCCGCTACTTGAGATTTTAAAGCATCAAGTTCTGCTTGTCTTTTATCTGCTTGACTTTGCCAATACTTATAACTATCGGCTTCATTCCCTTGTTCACTTACATCTTGAACATCCGAAGGTCCACTTTCAACAGTTTCACTTGGTTCTGATGGAACTTTAGCTACAAATTCATCAGCTTTTGAATCACCAAATACTTCGTTAAATATGTCTTCTTGTGTAGGGGAAGAAGGATTTGCAGTCGTTTCTTCCACTTTTTGTTCTTGTGTTTGTGTCAAGTTGTCTTCATTATTACTCATCTTATCTCCTTTTCCAATTCTCCATTTCCTATAGTAATTCGTCTTGTGCTATCTCATCGTATAGGTCACTAGACTCTTCTCCTTCTGGTTTAACGGAGTTTATCAGATTTGATTTTGCATCGTTTAATCTAGCTTTCATAAGGCTAGATGCCATTTCAGCACGATTCGATATCTTATCTAAATCACCACTGAATTTTTCTACTTCTAAACGCTTCTTAGCGTGCATTTCTTCACGTGAAGCAGTTTGAAGGTCTCCTTTGACCTTCTTCAATTCTTCTTGTAATTGTTCGTTTTGTGCCATTAATTGTTGCATTTGTCCGTGTCTTGTTAATACACCTTCTATATCTACAACTTCTGACTTCTTCAAGACTTCTACTTGGTCTATTAGACCCATCTTATACATTTCCATGTAAGTATTTAATAATGCCATTCTATTTGTTGGCAATGTAGAGCCTGATACAACTACTAAATCATACTTTCCTACACCAATATCATGGAATTTCTTAACTGTTTCTCCATCAACTTCAGTGTAAAAATTAATTCTTTCTTCTTTTTCAAGGCCGTTAGGTTGCACTAACCTAATTACTTTTTCTTCTGTGTATAATTGTTGTATTAATGGTATTGCAACCTTTGCGACTTGATTTAAAAAGTTTTCTATATCATCTCTTCTTGATTTAATTCTTCTTTGACCAAATTCATCTATAACCATTGTTCCACGATAAGTGGATGGAGCACTTTGAGTGCTTCCCTGCATCAATTCAAATATACCAAAACCATATTCTAGGTCATATTTAGCATCTGCTTCATTTTTATACAATTCATTAGGCAATGGAACTGGACCAGCAACTATTGGTGCACCTAGCTCAGCATCAAACTCTATAACACTGGTTCCAGCTTTGCTCCATTCCTCTTCTATCTGACGAAGATCTGCTGAGCCCCTAGGTATTAAGAGCTTAACATTTGTACTCGTACTTGCGTGTGCAATGATTAAAGAACGTATTTTGTTAATATATTCTTGCATTGGTCTATATAATCTTACATCAGATTCAGGATATGGATTTCTGTGATGGACATTCATTAAACAAATAATAGGATAATCCTCTGTTGGTAGCATTCTTGTGTAAAGTAAAGTATCTCCAACTGAAACTACTTGTTTAATACAAGGTTTTTCTACTTTGTTTGATGTTATTTCTCCCATCCCAATCAATTCTTCTACAGTAATAGGTATTAAAACAGTTGTACTACCTGGAATTGCGTCTTTAGTTTCTGGCCCTGGAACTCTAACTGGAGGTTGAGGAATTATTTGACCCATTTCATCATACTGAGGTTCTGGTAATTGATAATGAAACTGAGGTCCGTCTTTTACAATAATTTTCATTAAATCCAAAATAGCTTCTTCATCATGAATAATTAGTTCCTCACCAGTAATTTTTCTTATTTTTATATACCCTCTCTGTTTATATTTATTATGTTCTTTAGTCGTAAATAAAAATTCACGATCAGAGAAAGGTTCGTAAACATTATAATAAAATTCTAATTCTCTAGTATATCTTTCGATATATTTACGTTTAGTGTGAAATCTATTATCATCTCCTGCACGGAACATTTGACCTTCAGTAGCAGCTAAATCAGTAATAGGATAATCTCCTGCTCCCATACCATTGTCTTCTTCTGAATTTTCAATCTTATCCATATATTCAGGATATAAGTGCTCTGCTTGTTCATCAGTTAAATACTTAGCAACTAAAATATGAGCAGCATCTCTTGCATATATATCTTTAGCATTTGGGTCAATATATACATCTAAAGGATTTACAGACTTTATAACTACTTCACCCTTTCCTAAATCTGCCATCGGGTCTTGAAATACTGTAAATACTCCCATGCCCCCTACATAATAGTCGTCAATAGCTTTTTTTAATTCTTCATCTCCAGATGACTTATCCCAGATATAAGCAAAAAGGTCTGAAAATACCTTGGCTGTATCTCTGTCAGAATCTTCCCTAGCACTTGATCTAAATTGAGGTGAGTTGTATGTAAGTAAAGATTTAGCTGTTTCTACGATAGGGTGTATTCTATTGACTACTATTGGAGCTTGTCCACGAGCTTCTAAGATTTCTTGTTCTTCATTAGTCCATTGTGCTCCTGCACGGAACTCTACTGACTCTTGAAATTTTTGGGCCCACAACTGTCTTTCATTGTTGTATTCATGCCATAATTCTTTTGATAGTTGTACATCCTTAGGGATTTCTTTTACACTTATTGCTGGACCATCTTCATAACCAAAAACAATCTTCTTGTCTTTATCCGTCTGAGTTCTTGTTCTTGCTTTTCTTTTTTGAATGTTTTCTGGCATCTATAACTTTATACCCCTCTGGTATCTCCAATCTGCTAAGTAAATCTAACTTTTCAAGAAAAGATTTAAAACTTAATGTATACTTTTTAAGATCTTTTTTTGACATACAACTATTTGGGGTTAAATTACGGGAATTTTTATGGATTTGTCAAGAACTTTCTAAAATAATTTCCAATTCTTTGCTTTTTGATATAAATTCTCTTCTTTTTGCTTAATTTCACCTACATCATGCACTGGTCTATAACAATTTTTATTAGCATAGAAAAAACCATCCAATAAGTCATCATGCTTACCTCTTGGGTATAATAATAGTTCATCTACGAAATGTTGCATATTATCCTGTATAAACACTTTTCCACTAGCAAATAATGGTTGCAAACTTTCTAATCTATAAGATTTAGACGTTCTTGGATTTTCTTTAATTTCTAATCCTGGTATAAACATACCTGACTCTTCTGACTTTTCCTTAATATATTGTCTTAACATTTCTTGATAACCAACAGACTCAATTCTAGTTTTAGAACTTTTATGAAGTCTGAAGTTATCTATTACTGCATCTGCTAATTGTAAAGGTTTAGCTCTTTTTCTGTAATAAGGTAAAACAAATCTATTATTATCTTCATCAATAGCAATATTAAATATTACCGAGAAGTCGGCAGTCTGGGCAGTGCTAGATGCGGGATCGACGCCAGTAAACACGTTTACAGGTCTAACCTCTTTGACTTCCTCGCCATTTAAGCTCGTCAGCACGAGGTTCGACAATCCCTGTTCATTTTTCTCTAAATATCCTTTATAATAGTTTAAATGCTCTTCTCTAAATAAATTATCTTCGTCACCTACAATTTGACATAAATATTCTCTATAAAATACAGATAACCTATTAATACTATCTAATTCTTCTTTTTTCTGTTTTAATTTCTCAATGGGCCATACTTCAGGCCATAAAGAGTAATTTGTTTCTAATACAGGTCTAAACTCTAAAGTATCCCAACCTTTCATATCTTTTAAGGTTTCTACCATACATCTCTGGTGTTGGGGAGTACCAATAACAGCAATCTTTCCACGAAGAGGATCTAGGGATGGAACACCAGACTGTAGCAACCAACGAAGATTATACTCCATAGATTCTGCTGTTTTAGTATTATTTTCATCTTCAGGGTCATCAAGTATTAAAAGAGTCGGACGTTGGTTACCATGCTTGATACCACGTATTTGCTGTCCAGTCCCTTTACATATAATAACACTTCCATCTTTTAACTCTACCTCTGTATTTGTCCATTTCTTTGCTGAATTTTGTCCCCAATATCCAAAAAAATATCTAAACTGTTCTGAATAATCTAAAACATCTTTGAGAGTTCCTAATAACTTAGTTGCGTGGCCTTGTGTTCTTGAAACCAATACAATGACTTTAACACCTTTATCGAACATTAAGTGATATAAAGGGTAAACACCAGCTACGATAGAGGACTTTGCATGACCACGAGGAGCAATTACATTTGTTTGTTTTGTATTAGGGTGATGGAGTTTTTTAACTATATCGTAGTGAAAATTAGGAGAGTTCTCACTAAACATATTCGGCATAACCATGCGGCCGAATAGGAGCATATCTTTCTCCATCTCTAATAAAATTTTTTCTTTATCCACTATTTACGCTTTACAATAACCTTTATAGCTAAGTCTTGAGCGACTTCTCTCATAGTAGCTATAAATAGTTCCAAAGTTTCTTTATTCTTTGATAGTACTTCTATTGTCTTCTTTATCGATTTCACTTACTTTGGTCGCCTTTAGTTTTTTTCTTTCTTTTTCAAAGTTTGTAGATATCTGATGAGAGATGTCCATTTCTACAGATTCAGTCAATTGCTTTTGTTTAGGCTTCATTTCTAGAAATTCTGATAATTCCTTAGCAGCACGTATCATATTAGCTGGATCTTCCTTCATTTTAGCTACGTCTACCGCATCCTTAATAATATCTAGAACGTATCCCTCATCAATATCTCGGTCGATTAACACTTCTTTTAATTTTTCTGTCATAATTTTTTTAGTCTCTTTAGTTTTTAATAATCTTTTTACAGCCATAGCGGGGTTTTTTTGATCTGGCCTATATAATTTACCTATTTTCTCCATATCTGGCGATTTTCCTGCCATTTTGTAAGCCAAATAAGCATCTATGGCTAATTCTGCCCTGTCCCTATTGGCTTCTAGCTCATTATAGCCTTTTGTAGATACATTACTATAGTTTTTGCTATAATAATGCGGTTCAAACTCTAATTTGCCAGTTTTTGTAACAAATTGCCTACCATACGGGAAGACCATTTCCACATTTGTGCCATAAATGTTACGCTGTAAGCACTCAGCCACATAATTGTCGTCACTAACTCCCCAATCGCCAGGAGAACACTTGCTCCAATGCTTATATTTCTGGTTCCTCCCTTTAAATTCGTCCAGTGGGTATATATAGAACTCAGCTTCTTCAAAATTATTTGCCTTCAGCCTTCTTACTATCTTTATCATCTTTATAGTTTTCTTCTAAATACTTAACAAACTTTTCTTTATCGCCCTTCATCTTCATATATTCATCTAAGGCTTTGTCCCCATTTAACATATGCATCTGAATACGTTCGACTTGAATAGCTAATGCTGTTAACATTCCCACTAATTCTTTATTTGTAGGTTTTTTTGATTTTTTTTGTCCAATGATCATTTTTTACTTGACAACCTCCTATACTTATAGTATACTTATAGTAGCACTTTTAGTTAAATACTTAATAATTCCTTAGAATTATGTATTAATTACTAATAGTAATACTTTAAGTATACTAGTCCAACTCTCTTCTTTCAATTACTCCCATTCTGATAGCTTCAATTACACACATAATTTCAACTTCTGCTAAATGAGCCTCTTTAATTTGTGTATGTGTCTCATTACTTGGATCATATTCCACATCTTCCCACTGTCCCGTTTCTGAATTAAACTTTGACAAGGTTTGATGTCCTTCCGATAATTCTAAAATTTTTCGCAAAATATTTTTTGGTACTTTCACCATGGTATAATCTAAGGCCAATATTTCAAAAATGCAATTAGATTGTGTGTACGAGGTATATTAAAGGACTACACCTTATCGTTTTGGGTTTGTTTTAAATTTTTCGTTGAGTTAATTCAAATCCAATTAGTTTAAATTTAATCATTAATATAAGGAATAAATAAGTTATGAGTAATTCAGAAAAAATATCCATTAATCAGTTAGTGTTAAGTTCAGATGAAACTATAAATGGAAAGTTAGCAGTTAAGCTAATAAAGAAAGCAAACGAACAAGCCAAGACAGATAAGCCTATGCTTGATGATGAGAAAGCAACAGCAAGTGGTGGAATTTTCGTTAATGCTACCCAGAAGTCAGAAAGTCTAATTTCATTAGTTAAGAGTAAATTAACTAATGTATTAGCAGATAATGTAGTAGTAGCGCCTAATGGTTTAGAAAGTGCTACATTATGCAAAGATAATAAGAGAGTTTGGATTAGCTTTGGAAATAGTTCAGAAAGTAGTTCAGACGAGATATAAGTTATCTAATTGGATTTGGATTAAGTGAGTAATCAGTTAGTCCAAGTCCATTTAAATTATACCCTACAATACAAGTAATGCAGTCCAAGTTAGTTTATGCTAAATCCCTACTCAATAGTAAGATATATTTACCATAAGCTAACTTAATGCAATTTAAGTTAAATTACACAATACACAAGATCCAAGTTAATTTACGAAAGGAAAGATAATGAGACATTTAGTATGAGTATGTATAATAAAACCGATTTAGTTGAGTTGTTGAGTTGGCGATACAACTACAATTTCGGTAGAAGAGTAAGCAATAGTTTGCACTTCGATTTGTTAGAGCCAATAGAGTTAGGTAAAATATTGTATATGAGTAAAGCAACATTTTATCGTTCCAATGAATATAAGAAATTATTAAGATTGAGTGGGACACAATCGAAAAGTTAATTAATATAGATAAATGTTCGAGTTAATTAACAGTGAGTAGGGGTTCGGTTGAGCCCCACTCTTGCAAAGTTTTAGATATTTTTGATTACACAACACAATACAGGACAGGCCAGTCTTTGTAGCGTGTGAAGAAAGCTGTGATAAGATCGTGAGCATTTTGAGCGGTTCAGCATTCTCAAGGTAGAAATACCATCCAATTCAAGTAGTCTTGAGGAGGAATATCTTGTAAAGAGATTTGAGAGATTTATTGCGTGTATAGGAAAACACAACTAATAAACCTTAAGAAAGGAGTTAAATGTGTATAACAAACACCAATCAAGTGTATCAATAGCATCCTTACAGTTAATCTCTGTTAGTGGTAAGGTTGGACGAAGCCAAAAGTGGGTAACCACAAGGAAGTCAAGCGGAATGTAGTGGGAACACTAAATTCAACATTCATATAAGACTTGCTTTGCATTGCAATGGTGACATTGTAGTGTAGAGAGTGAAATCCAGACTATTGATTATAATTCCTATTGTAACAGAAGCGTGATATACCAGGGTGTGGTAACTCTGGTCTTCAGTGTAATTAAAAATGTCTATGTTTTTTAAGTTAAGATATACAATACATCAAAGGAGATAATAATGTTTGAATTAGTAGAAGAGAAAAAAACTGAAATTTGTATGTATGATGGTTGTGAAAAGAAAGTGGTCTCAAGAGGACTATGTCAAGGGCATTATGCAATAGCAAGAAGAATAGTTAAGAAAGTTAAGGGAGTTACCTGGAATAAATTAGAAAAGAAAGGTAAATGTTTACCAGCAAGGCCTCCATTTGAGGGGATTAATGGTGCTTCACTTCAAAGAGATTGGTTTTTAGAAGGATTTAATGGAAAATCAATACAAAATGAAGTTAAAGTATCAAGTGTTATTAAGAAGGAAGTTAAAGAAATTGGTGAAGACGTTCATAAAGTTAATGAAATCTTAAAAACAGTGAAAGAAAAGCTAGAGATAATTACAAAAATGTAAGAATGCCTAACGTGAAATTGGGCTTATTTGATAGTAGGGTGCAGTCTTGGAAACTCGAGTTTCCTCTACAATTATGTGACGACATTGTTAAGTACCGTAAGGGATATGTCCCTACTATCGAAGCATTAATAAAAGAAAGGAAAGATAATGAATGAACTAAAAAAAGCAATAGATACTTTAAAGAAAACTATTAAAGAAACAATACATCAATTGGAAGAAGATTATGAAATGTCTTATGAAGATATGTATGAATGCTATTTAAAAAATAGTGAAACTTTTAAGATGTATCATGAACATTACCATATTGGAGTTAGCTATGTGGAAGGAATGGTAAAAGGACTAAAATTAATGGAGGATATGAAAAATGATGGAACATTATGATTGGAATGAAATGACAGAAATGCGATCAAGAGAATATAATAATCTAGTGCGTTTCAACTCAGATAGTGAATTTAAATCAATAGTAATACTTAAAGCTTTAAATAACTATAGAAGAACACATTGGTTTGTTAGAGCAATAGATAGTATTAAGATATTATTTATGAAAATAATGAGTATCAGGTTGACATTTAGAAAGGAAGGATAATGGAAAAAGTTAGAATTGTGGTATCTGAGAATCCTTACAAAGGAACTCAACAAATTGTAGAGATAACTACACACAAGAACAAGAAAAATCGTGTAGGTAAACCTTATAAAGAAAGTCGAACAAGACATATTAGGGTGAAGCCTACGAAATTCAGAAAGGAGAATGACGAATGAATTTTGTAATGTTATTTGCAATACTTATTATGATATGTGGTATAATAGGTATTTCATATGATAATGGTATTAAGCAAGGAAGGTTGTTGGAAAGACTAGACTACCTTGATAATAGGAATAATAATAAATATGATGCATCTATATGAGTTGTTAGCAAATATAGAGTATCACCCAGAATATAAATATAGGCCACATACCATATTACAAGATAAAGAAGTTATGAAAGATATAGATTGTGAAATATCATTTAAGGATATTAAGCAATTTTATGGTCGAAATCAAACCTATCATAACAATATGTGCTGGGTAGAATTTGAGGATAATGATGAATCACCATTGTTTTATACAGTGGTATTAAGTTACTCTACTTTATTAAAGTTAGAAAACTTAAGACTTGCTTTGAATGCTATGTTAGATGGAAAGAAGTTTAAGTTAATCTTGGTTTTTAAAAGAAAATATTTTCATTTAGAATTTCAAGAAGTATAAGCATTGTTATCTTCCTTTCGGTAACAAGAAATGGGATAAGTAGTGCGTAAGACGACATCTACGATCAATCGCAGCAAATACGCTTATCCCATTTTACATATAAGGAGAATTAGTGAAAATTAAATACGATAAAAACAATAATCCAGTCAGAGTTCCAGAACCGATGGTTGTAATGACAAAAAAATGGCGTAAACAAACAGCAGAAGAGTTCCGTAAAAAATATGGATGTTGGTGGATGTTTCAAGGTGTGCCAATTCGTCAGAATAAAAAGACTTGGATTGAACAATACAGAAAGAAAGGAGTTTAAATGTCTTTGAGCAATAATGAAATGATAGTTAAGGAGATAGTAGGTTGCCTTAAAAATACGGGAGAACAACTTGAAGCTGAAAATACTATCACTTGGGATGAATTAGCAGACATTAGATCAGTGTTTGCAGAAGAATTAATTCAACGTTTAGCTAATGGTGCTAAGAAATACAATAAAGAAGTGCCAATATTTAAACACGAAGATGAAGATAGAAACAATTTATCTGAATCAATAGAAGAAGTTTATGATGCATTGATATATTCAATAGCAACAAGACTTCGATTAGCAGAATTTGATGATAATCAAATAAAATCTGAGTCAAGAACCCAGATTAATAGGGGAATAGCCCATTTATGTTATGCTTTCTATTACTTAAAGAAAGTTGATAACATAATAAATAACACACAAACTACCGAAATAGGAGGTAAATGATGAGTCAATCAATGACAATCAAGTTAATGTTTAATAGTTCTAATTTTGCAGATACAGAGTTACCATCAAATGTAACTACTGTAGGGCATTTAAGATCGCATCTTGCTGTAGATAATAGAGCAGTAATAAATCTGGATGGTGTAGTATCAACAGATGATTCAACTTCACTAGTTGATGGTGGATATGTTGCTATTGTCAAATCAGACAAAACAGGTGGAGATCAGTCTTAATCTGTATAAGTTAAACTATAAGTGTGGCTATCTTTATGTAGGGGCATGGGATAGTCACACCACATTAATCTAAGGAGAAAAAAATATGAGTTATTACTCAAATAGTCGTACAAGATCAATAGCAAAACATGGAGAAGACTATACAAATGAGTCTGTAGAAGTTTGCAATTTTGACCCTGATTTAGATTCAGTTTCAAAAGAGATAATTGTAGGACCAAAAAATAAAGTAATGAGAGATATTGATGATATAAATGCACAATATCTTACAAGAAGTTGGATTTCAGGTAATAAATCAAGATTACCTATATTAAATCCAGTTGGAATTACACCAGCATTTAATTGGAAACGTGGATATAAACAAACTTTAATTGAGTGTATCAATTCACGATTTAATCAATATGAAAAATTAAATGGTGATTTAGGTTTAATTCTACAAAGAAGGCCAGATCGAATGGATCGTGATAAAAGATATTTTATCAGTAGAATTGTCGCAATAGACGAAACTCTTCGTCAATTAAGAAAAGATGGTGCTAATTTCCATAATCAGGTTGAAAAAGCACAAGAATCTATAGAACTTATTAAAGATATGTTAGCAGAACAATTCAAAGCATGTCAAGATTTTATAGAGAATAGTTCTTTTAAAGACAAAATAGAAGTTGATATGCGTGTAACATATCCAATAGTTGAAGAAGAATATCTAAAAGCAAATAACTATGATAAGAATACAGCAGAAGTTATTAAGTGGCAACGTTCAGTATTGGTATTTGATGTTTGGTTTAAAGACTTCAATATGGGTGTTCAAACAACAAGTGATGAAAGTTTGGGAGAAGTTCCAATACCACCTTGTGGGATTACATTCAATATAAATCTAGAAACCTTTATCAATACACTTCAACAAAAGGGTGAATTAGACAGAATAACACCATCTACATTTGGTGGAAGAAGTAGTCGTCACCATATTTCGTATGCAACTACATGTGGTTTTGTAGATGAAATTACATCTTACACTTGGAATGCATGGTATCCAAAGGTAGAAGTTTCAATACCAGTTCCTAATGGTCAACATAATGACTATAGGAATCAAAACGGTATATTGCATCCATTCTTTAATAGAAGTTCAAACTATGAATATATGGGAAACTTAACTAATTCATTTACAAAATGGTTAGGTGATGAACCAGACTATAAAAAGTTAACTGGTATATGTTTTGGAAATCTAGAAAGTGAAGTTGGAAATCATTTAGTTAAATTAGATTTAGTTGGATTATTGATTACACTACAATTATGGTGTAGATTTACAATAGGTTCAACGGGTCCATTAAATTCCATAAATGAAGCATTTTTAGGAATGCCAGGACATTATTCAACGCAATTTAAAAATGCAGTTGGTAAAAGTCTTAGCAGAAATGCAGTGCAACAAACTATTCATTTTGTAGCTAATCCAATAAATGGTGTTCATCTTAACTGGTTAATACCAAGATTTGTTGGTCCACGTGCAACAGCATATAATTTCATTTCCGAATTAGAACATACTGATGACATCGTGATTAATAACCGTCAAACTCGTAATAGGGATGGACAAACTATGAGTGATGATAGTTATGGTTCGACAAATCAAGGAACGATAGGAATAGAAAATCTAATATGGTTAGAGCATGTAGAAGATAATATTATCATTACAGGTAGACAAGAGATGGATGATTTTCATTATGATGAAAGATTTGAAGAGCTTGAATTATATGTTATGAGTTATGATATCTTCGATCCGATGTGGAGAATGAATAAATTTCAATTTAATCAAACAATATATGCGGGTGATGATGCAACAGAAGGAGATAGAGAAAAAGCTGAAATAGCATTTAAGGAAGCTGCGATATCTTTTGCTTATGCCTATACTGAATATTCAGATTATATTGAATGTCAATTTAGAGATAAATGTCATTGGTATAAAGCTCTGAAATATATGTTGAAAAAGCTAGAGGGTGAAATACCTATAGATGCACCTACATATATTGAAATGCTTAATCTTGAGAATACAAAAGAAGATAAACACGATGAGTCACCAGCAGAACAAGCAGCAAGAGAAGGTATTGAGATGTTGAATAACATTAGTGAACCAACTGATGAGCAAATTGAGATGCTTGAAGGTGAACAACACAACAGAGATCTAAGTGAAAACGAAGAAGATGAAATAGTAAACCAAATGCGAACATGGGTCGCAGGATTGAGAGGAGGTAGAAATGGCTAATTTCTATATTACAGAAGCAGACTGGAATAAAATACAACATTATTGCAGATATGCTTGGGATGAGTATAGTTCCGAAATAGGTGGAATGATGCTTGCCCAAAAAGACAAAGAAGGTAAGTGGAAATTATTCAAACCTTCAATACTAAAGCAGACAATATCAGGCGGTAATACCGTTTTAGAGAAGGAAGCTTTATCCCATTACTATGTAGAAATGGGTAAGAAGTATGCTAATAAAAATGTTCAATTAGTGTGGTGGCATTCCCATCACACTATGGCAGCATTTTGGTCTGGAACAGACTTAACAGCAATTGATGAAATGTCTAATGGTGAGATGTCAATATCATTGGTAGTAAATCTTAAAGAAGAATACAAATTACGTGTTAATCTTTGGAAACCTTATCCAATGTATTTAGATACAGAGTTAGATATTCTCAGAAAAACTGATAAGAAGAAAGTTCCAAAAGCTATATCTTCGGAAGTTGATACTTTATGTGAAAAACCTAAACCTACTATTTACACAACACACAATAGAGGTAGTCAAATGGCATTATGGAGTTATCAAAACAATATTTCAACAACTACTAACAGCAATGATCAGGAAATGATTGATTTAGAAGCTAAAGTAGATGATATCATAACTGATTTCTGTTGGAATCGTGGTGATAAAATTCCATATAGAGGTTACAAAAAGAATATGGAAGCTTTAAATAAGGGTTTAAAAGATAATAAATCTGAACTTAGAGTAGCTATATTGGAAGCAGATCAGCTTGAACAATGTGCAATGACTTTACCAGCAGATAAATATATTTACATCAATGGTAAAAAATGGTCATTTGAAGATGCATTGATAGAGGCTGAAATGGATGAGTATAATTACTCTTACACAGGAGGTAGAAATGAACTTAACTCAAAGATATAATGCTATTGTAGATAATTTTGATTCCTTTACATATCATATATTAGGTTGCGGAGCTATTGGCAGTTCCGCAGCCACTCAATTGGTAAGAATGGGTGCTACTAATCTTAATTTATATGATATGGATATAGTAGGTAATGAAAATATAGGAGTTTCAATGTTCAGTTCTAAACATATTGGTCTTGACAAGACAGAAGCATTACAAAAAATGTGTTTAGAAATTAATCAAGAATGTGATGTGCGAGCCATACAAGGTGAATTTGAAAGACATTTACCTTCAGGTAATGATTTTATAATATTAGGATTTGATTCGATGTCTTCAAGATTAGAAGCAGTTACTAATATATTAAATTTCGAAAAACCAGAGTATCTAATTGATGGTCGTATGGGTGCAGAACATTATCAGCAATATGTATTTAAAAAACCAACACTTTCTCAATATAAACTTACATGGTATAGTGATGAAGAAGGAGATTCTGAACCTTGCAATGCTAAGGCTACAAGTTATTGTAGTAATATGAGCGGAAGTTTCATATCAAATACTATTAGGAAAATATTAATGGAACAACCTTATTATAAGGAATTTTCTTTTAATTTTCCTACAATGTATTTAGATTATAAATAATTGTTAATATACATCTAAGTTTATCTTATTTTTCTTCTTAGATGGTAAAGGCTTACACTGTGGTTATATCTCAGTTCTTACCCACATATCCAAAGTTAGTTCATAGTGTAAGCCTTCAATTATTTATTTGGATTTAAACAATAAAAGCCTTATATTAGTAGGCTTTTTATAAGAATATTAATAACTAAAGAAAAGGAGATTAAATGGGATTTAACATAAACAATTATACTGAAGTTAAAGATCGTCTGATCGCATTCAACGAAGAATATCCTAATGCTACAATAGAAACTGAATTGCTACAAATCAACAATATAGTTGATTCACCATCAGGTGAGATGTGCAATGAATATGTTATTAAAGCAAAGGTTATTCCTAATCCAATACAAGAACCAGAAGTTTATTTCACAGGTTTAGCTGCTGAAAGAGACAATACAGGTTTTGTTAATAAAACAAGTGCACTTGAAAACGGTGAAACATCAGCAGTTGGTAGAGCATTAGCTTTTGCTGGGTTTGGTGGTGATTTTGCTATAGCTTCTAAAGAAGAAGTAATCAATGCACAAACTGCACAAAAGAAATCTAATGTAACTATTGCTATGACAAAAGAATTAGATGAACTTGTGAAAGAAATGGAGAAAGAAGGTTCATTAGATGCTAAATCAACAGCAAGATATTCTCTTCGTAGAGAAGAAGGATATTTTGATACAAAAGCAAAATGGACTACAACAAAAAATTCTTTAGAACTATCTAGAAAAAGATGGCTCAAAGAAAACAAGGAGGCTAAAGTTGACAAAAGAAAAACAAAAGTCTCCAAATAAAGAAACTGAAACAGTCAAAATTGCATTGCAAGATGGTGAAGCTAAGTTAATTCAAAACGTTGGCGGAACTTATATATTAGTTAAAGTTCCAATGGTTAAAGAAAATACATATCATCATCATCCAAATCATGCACTAACAATGAAGGGAGTTGAGAGACAATTATCTGAACTCTCTGATTGGTGCAATGAAAATGAGAGTGAAACTCATAATGATTATATGCAAGACAATATGACTAATGATAATAAACCTATACAGGAGGAAGAATAATGGCAATTACAGGTACTAAAATAGCATCCACAGGTGGTAATAAAAACTATTTCATAAATGAATGTAGTATTACTGATGTGGAAGTAATGGATTCACAATATACAGACATGAGTCTAAAAGTAGTATTAACAGACAAAAACAATGGTTACACATATAATTGTTTTGTTAATCAAAACTTTGAAAAAGATAATAATGGAGTAGTGACTGGATTACAATTTCCAGAAGATTTAAATACTCTATTTTTAGCTACAGGAGCTGATCTTAATGTTAGTGATGCTGGTATATTAGATACCAAATCATTAGAATCATTACTTGAAAAAGAAGTGGCTTGTATTACTTATCAATCTACTGGCAAATACAAAAGAAATACTTGGGGTGTTGTTTCAAGTATTAAAGATGCCAAAAGTCTAGAAAACAGATTTAAAGCTCAATTAGAAAAAGGTTATCCTAAAGACTACAAAAAACCAGAAAGGGGGTTATCTCCAGAAATGGTTAAAGCTGTAGAAGAAACTCTAATTGATGATGTTAAAGCTGAAGACGGATTACCATTTTGAGAGTTACAGCAGATTCTATAATTACAGACTGGATAATTGGAAAATACAAAAACAATAGCAATAATATATTTTATAGCTATGATTTTGAATCTGAAGTTCCAGGTTATGGTAGATTAGTTCATCAAAAAACATATACTGTAAGTACTTATTCTAGGGCATTTAGAAAGATGCGTCAAAGTAATACTTTAGATAAGTTTGGATATGAACTAGAAGAAGTTGAACATTTTAAAAGTAAGGTAAAAGGATGGAAAGTAAAGAAGCTATCGTTGAAGTAGTTCAAGGTGATATTAAATCTCGAAATCAAATTACTTCATTAGATGTATACAATAAAATGCAGGATTCTAATGCATTTAAAGATGAAATGTATAGGTCTTATTATGCTTTTGATAAAACATATTACAATTATGTTCAAAAGCACAAAACAGTTAAAGGTTTTGACGGCTTAGTATATATAGATAGAATAACAATAGATATAGATAAAGGAGATGCAGATGAAGAAGGTATTCAACATTATGTTAGATATGCTCTTGACGAGTTGTTTAATTTTGGTATTGATAATAATCATGTTAATATTTGGTTCAGTGGCTCTGGTTATCATATTGAGTTACTTAATGTATTCGGCTTTCAACCAAGTAAGTTCTTACATGAAAAAGTAAAAGCTACAATGTCTGAATATTTTAGTTTTGGAGATAATATATACGATAAAACTAGAATAATTAGATCCAAATGGTCTTTAAATAAAAAGACTAATTTATATAAGGTTTATATTCCATTAGAAGATATATGGGATATGAGTTATCAAGATGTTTGCAAAGTTGCTAAATCCAAAAGAGCTTATAATAAATATAGAGCTTCAAAAGAAAATTTTAGCAACAATCTAAATGTTGAAAATAATATAGAGCCTTATTTGCAAAGACATATTCTTTCAGGTAAAGAGTATACCAATGCAAAAGAACAAGGCCCTCTAAAAAAGGGTAATACCAATTCAGTAGTTACTTGTATGCAACATGTTTTCAATGAAGGGCCATCAAAAGGTTCTAGAAATATGAAACTAATGCGTATGGCTAGTAGCTACAAAAGAGCTGGTATTCCATTGTTGGTATCTTTAAATGGATTACAACTATGGGCTAATGGCGAATTAGATGATAAAGAAGTTATTAGAACAGTAACTAATGTATATGATAACAATTACACTTATGGTTGTGATGATGCAATTATGTCAGAATATTGCGACCCTAAATGTATTTTCTTCAAAAGAAAAGATTATATGTTAGATATTAAAGATGTAGAATCTTTAGAAGATAATTTTAAGAACTATATTGCTAATGACATGTTAAAGAAAAGTATCAATATGAAAGATATCTTTATAGATTGTCAGGATTATTACTTCAAACCAGGTGAACTGATTATATTTTCAGGAGATACTGGTATGGGTAAAACAGCATTTGTTCAAAATATTGTTGCAAAAGCCAAAAAAGATACTTTATTCCTTTCATTAGAAATGAGTGAAGTATTAACATGGAGAAGATTCGTTCAAATTGCTTGGAATAAATCCAAACAATGGGTGTATGAACAATATAAATCTGATCCAGATGCTAGTTTGGGCGAAGACCTTAAACACATTAAAATAATGACAATAGCTCCAGAAATTGAAGCTGTTAAAAAAGTTATAGCACAACATGAACCTAATGTTCTTGTAATTGATACTACTGATGAATTACAAGTAGATAGATTCGATGGTGATATACAGAAACAAAACGTTATTATTGATGCGTTAAAAGGAATTGCTCAAAGAAATAATACAACCATATTTGCAATACACCATGTAAATAAAGTTAGTGGACAACAGAACACCATTGGACTGCATTCCTTAAAGGGAAGTTCTAACGTTGTTCAGAAAGCTGACAAGGTTATAGTTTTAAAAGGAAATAGAAATGAAATTTATCGAACAATCACTTCTGAGAAATCAAGAGATGAAGGTAGATTTGAAATGATTTCTGTTTTTGATAGTGAAACTATGACATTTAAACGATACGGAGGTTAAATGAAGTACTTAAAATTAGTGGAGACAAAACAAAAGGATATTTCGACTTGGACGCTTAAGATTTTATTCCTTAGATTAGGCGTAACATACGAAACAAGTCATGGTAAACATTATGGAATAGTTCTTGGAATAGGTCGACTTGAATTAAACTTCATACTAAGGTTTTGGAATCCAGGTTTAATGATCTGGGCTTCAAAAGATAGTTATGACGCATAGAAACAAAGTGCGTGGTAACAACTTAGAGCGTGAGATCGTCAACTCAGCTAAAGAGGAAGGGCTCTCTGCAAAGAGGGCCTATGCCTCAAATGGTATGGCACTTGGAAAATCTGAACAAGTAGATTGTTTAGTAGAAAGATATGGTGTTCAAGCTAAAATGAAAAAGAAAATAGCTCAATGGTTATATCCAGAATACCATGCCGATGATGTAGATGTTGTTGTTACACGCATGGATAGAAAAGAAGCATTAGCTGTAATACCATATAAAGAATGGATAAGGTTAATAAAAATAGAAAAGGAGATGAATAATGGCAAAAGCAAGCCTTGAAAGAGAAGAAGTAGAAGCATTTTTAGAAGTGGTAGAAGCAATAGAAAAGAACATGCCCCTAATAAAAAAGATATATAATAAAATGAATTTAAAAAGTGACTTAAAAACTATTAGAAAATCTGAAGACTATCATGATATGACTGATTATTTAGGTCCACAAAAATGTGAGGATTGTAATGATTAATTTAAAATTAGATGATACTGCAGATTTGTTGATTATTAAGTCTGCATTAGTTAACTTTAAAAAAGCACCATTTCTATCAAAGCAAGAAATAGCTCTGATAGATAAGTTATTAGATAAAATTAATGAATTATAGAATTATCCCCCCTTTAAATAACACGCTTTAAAAGGAAGCGGGTAGGTGAAAATCCTATTTACCCCTTTAAACTATTAAAGCAAATACAAACTTGGTTGGCAAACTATATTAATGTATAACAGAAAGGGGGGATATAAAATTATGAAATCAAAAGTAGATAAAACTTGGAGCATTAAGGAAGAAGGAAAGTTGAATAAAGATAATATAATATTTAAAGATCCAAAAATCAGGAAATTAGTCGAAGCAATGAAAAAAGTTGACGATGAAATTAAAAAAAGTCGTTTAAAATACCCCTAGAAGCTTTTAAAAAATTTTTTTTATAATTAAGTAAGCCTAAAATAAGAAAGTCTTATAGAGAGGCAATCTAATGCCTTATTCTAATTTTCAGACAAATCTCCATCTCCAATTGGTGTTTCAGCCTCTATTTGGGCTTGTACTTCTTCAATTTGAGCTCTTCTCATTGAATGTAGTCTATGTAAAGGCATTCCAGTCATGAAATCTACTGCCATTGCTGGGTTTTGATATGTTCTATATGAATCCCTAAGTAATCTACCATATGGAAAGTATGTAGCTACTTGATATTTTCTTAACATTTCATAATCATTATTTAACATGCTTGTTATAGGTGGCAATACAAAACGTCCAATAGGTGGTGTTACTATTTGTAATGGTGCTAAAACTTTAGATGGATATTGACTAAAGAATGCTCTATCACGTTCTTCTTTGTCACCAAACAATAATTGTGCAGTATCTTGTGCCCATGACATAGGTGGAGATAGTGCATACTCAAATATACTTGCAACAAATAAGTTAGCTAAGGCTAAAGACATCATATCAGCAGTAAATTGTCTTTGAAATTGTTTAGTTTGAAGTAACTCTTTATTCCAACCTTCTTGTTCAGCCCCTTTATACAATCTAAATCTTCTTGCTATACTATTCCAAGCATAAGGATGGAAACGTGTCATTACACGACCCATTGATGTGTTAGCAAAATTAGGTCTATATGCTGCTTGATATAAGAACTGAGAACTTAATACACCTTTCATAGCAAAATCTAAGATTACTGGACTATCGAAAGCAATATCCTTTGCAGCAGGACCCATAATATTAAATCTCATATTAATTGCATTAGCTAAGAATGCAGTTCCACGTAATTTTCTTTCAGACCATTTCATAGGCCAAGCACCAGCTTCAACAAAAGGAGTAGTTATTTTATATTCTTTAGCTAACTCTCTATAAGTTTGTTTAGCTCTTTTATTATAAGCTTCTTGAGTTTCAAATTCACCCTTTCTAGCTGATTTATTCATTTTTGTAATAAATTCAATCCAAAATCTTCTTTGATTTTTTTTACCAAAACGTCTATCTAAACCAACCATATCAGTAAACATCTGATCATACACACCTAATGATTCTAGCCAACCTTCTATATCTTTTTTAGTTTTAATTGGTTCTCTTTCAAATGATTTTGTATCTTTGTTATATTTAGTATAATAAGCATTTTCACCAAAAAATTCTGCTAATAACCAGTCAGTGTCATTTGCTTTTCTAAATGGTTCCCAACCAGTATCAGATATGGTATTTTGAATACCACCATATAAGTTAGTTAACAATGTTTTAGGATGAGATAACAAAGATATTAATTCAAACTTACCTTCAATATCTGAAATTTGTTTAATTCTTTTAAGTTTAGCCATTTGTCTAGCTTTCTTATTTTTAGGTAATGGTCCATATAAGTTACCTCCAAACATACCATCTACTTTATCAAAAAATCTTGTTGCAACACCATCAGAATAATAATGACTTAATGTTCCATATATACCAGTAGTATTTACTTGTTCTACAAGAGCTTTAGCTTTTTTTAATCTAGCTTCATTCATTTTTTGTTTAGCATAAGCTATTTGTTGATCTCTTAAAGAAAACAAATCTTTTGCATTACCCCATATTATATTTTGTTCCATTTCACCAATAGATGTTGCAATATCAAAATCATATAATAAATCTTTTTTATAGGTATCTAATAGTCCCATCTTAGATGAGTCTAACTTATTCTTTACATAACTTCTAAGAAAATCTTGGTCTTTCTTTTGTATACCATTTAAATTTAATGCTCTTGCAGTTGGCATACCCATCATACTAACAAAACTACCTCTCATATAATTAAGCCAATTAGGCATAAATTCCTCACCTTGATTTCTTCTAGAAAATTCTTCTAAAGCCATTTCAGTTCTTAACCCTATAACATTAGTTAACCAAGTTTTACTACCTCCATCTAAGTAGTTTCTAATTGCATCTAAATTCTTTTGATAGAAAGGCATAAATCCATCACCTCTTGATTGGAAATTAGCATGAGTTCTTTCACCTAATTCAAATTCTTTTTTATTACCAGTCATTATATCATATAATTGCATTTCAGATTCATATTGTTGCTGAGTTAAAGAGTTACCTTTAGTTTTTTCCATTTGTGCATCCAATACATTCTCTTTATACCAAGCTTTAGCAGTTGCTACATCTGTAATACCATCTTCTCTTAATCTTAATTTCATTTGAATAGCATGTGGTAAATCTGCTTCTACCTTAATACGTGCTAATTTCTTTTCATTCTTATCGTTTATCCATTTTTCTATTTCAGGTATATTTTCTTTAACTAAGAAGTGTCCATTTCTAGGGAAATACCCTTCAGCAATAAAACCTACAGTTTCTTTGATAAAGTCATGGTCTAATCCTTTATCATTCTTTTTAGCAACTCTAATATCAGATACTTTTTGATACACCATATCTTTATTGACTTTACCGTTACTTGTTTTAACTGGATTGTATATATCAAAGCTATCATCTAAGCCATTTTCTTTGATTAGTTCATTCTCTGCTTGCCATTTAATACGTCTCTGGTATTTTAGCCATTTCCAATCATTGATTGAAAACATTTCAAAATTTAGCTTTTTAATAGCATCTTGTTGACTTAATAGTAAGTTTTTATAAATTCTTTTTACTCTTGTTTCATTTAACAAACCTTCTCCAGTTAATAACATTCTTTCCATCTGTTGTATCCACATTAATTTAGCAGCTTGTGGATCATTAATATCTATTTCAATGTCAGGTTTATATAAATATAGGTTTTCTTTATCTTTTTTAGTTTTTAAAACAATCTCTCTTATTCTTTCGTGACGTGATTCTACTCTATCTCTATAGTAGTTTCTTGTTAAAGTATTCATGTCATCTGCCATTTTTTCTACATAATATTGAGGAGAAACTTCTTTAGTTTTACCTCCTTCTAAATAAGATTTTAATCTTACTCTACCAGTTTTAGTAGATTCTAATAATTTTATTTCAGCATCAGTTAAAAAGCTTTCATCTACAGTAAACTTTATTCCCATATCTTTCATTTTTTTTAAGACTTTAGCACTCTCATTAAAAGATTCAGTAATATATAATATTTCTTCTTTACTTGAATGTAACTTTCCTTCAGAATCTCTAGCAAATCTTGGATTTCCATCAGCACCAATATTATACTCTACTCTATTAACAGCAGCTTCAACTAAGGTATCCATATGTTTTAAAGTTTCTTTAGGGGCTTTTACAATATACTCAAAAGTAGTATCTACTAAATCTTCATCTAAAGACGACTGTGCTTTACCTAAATTATCTCCAAGATTTATAAACTGTCTCCCCAGTTCTAGCGTTGACATAGGTAATCTAATTTGCAAAGCAGTTAAAGAGCCGTCTCTATCTATTCCTTGAATAACTCTTTTAGTGTAATAAAAGTTTTCAAACTTAGCTAAATCTCTACCAATAATATCAGGATTTAACATTTGCTCTTTAGTCCCAGGTTTTTTAATTAATGAACCACCTATTCTGTCAACTATCTTAGTCTTTTGACCCCAAGATTTAGCACTAAATATAACCTCTAGTTGATCGTTTAGTCTTGTAAGTTCTTCAGCTGTCATAGTTTCAGCTCTTCTTAACTTTCCAGTTTCAATATCATACAAGACTCCTTGATTTGCCATCATATCTATAAAGAAACTTTCAAAGTTTTGGATAGCTCCAGGGTTTTTACCTATAATTTTTTGCAATCTTTTTATTTGTTTATCTTGTTCAAAGGTAATAAATCCCTGTTTATTATCTTTTAAATAACCCACCCACTCAAGTCCAGGAATAACTGATTCTATTTGATTGATAATATCTTTATAATTCTCTAACAGCTTAGGAGACGGACCAGGCTCTTGTCCAATTGCTTCCTGATAAAACTGTTCTATGGGTTGATATTCTGTTCCTTTTTTAAGGTTAATCTGATGCTGTTCTAATGCAAATTTTCGACCAGGTATTTGGCCTATTTTATCTTGAAGTTTCTCAACTCCTCTTTCAATTATCATAGCTTGGTCTACAAAATATTTATGCATATTTTTATGATTTATAAATCTAGAACGAATTATAGGATTAAATTGAGGATTAAATTTATTATGAGCAGACCCTAAATTATCCATAAGTTTTTCTATTAATTTCATATTTCCTTTTCCAGAATTTATTTCTTCTGAAAGTCTATCATATTGTTTTTGCACATCATTCATCAATGGTCTTAAAATATCTCCTTCAGCAATTTCTTTCATTGGATTTGCCAATAACCAAGTATCATACAATGTTTCTACATCTTCAAAATTATTTCTATAAGACTTATACTTATCATTAGTAAGAAGATCTCTCTTTGTATGAGCAATCTGATAATTAATATCTTCTACACCCATTTCAGTATTGCCTAATTTTTCAGTAGGATTATCAGTTAATTCTGCGTCTTTGGTTAATGTTTTATATTTATTTCTAAATATAGCTAATTTTAAGTCATAAGTTTTATCCATAATTTCTTTTGTAAAACTTCTTACAGCTTCTGCATCCATACCTTGTTCTTGCATAGCCAATTCAAATCTTTTAGTCTGCTGTAATGCATAATACAAACCTTGGTATTCATGAAATTTTCTCCATAATACTTTAGGATTGCTTTCAGCCAAATAATCAAAATTGATATCCCACTCTATCTCTCTTTGATAAGTATCCCACAATCCAAATCTTTCAAATATAGGGTCTTTTTGAATTAATCCTCTTAATTTAGACGTAATAGCTCTAACTATTTGTACACTATTTTCACCAAATACTTCCCAAGGGCTAATTTGAAATTTAGAAATTTCTTCTATGTTTTTAGACAATGCTTCGTAGTAAGGAACTTTATAAGGATGGTTGAAGAATGCTTCATTATAGTTTTTAGCATCTGTTTTTAATAAATCAATATTTACTTCTTTATTCATCTTATCGTTTACATGTTGATGAAATCTATTTAATTCTTTTAATAATGGAACGTCTTTATAATAGTCATAAAAATTAATAGATTTAACACCATCTACTGTTCTATGCGGATCGTATTCTCTCCATGGTCCCCATTCACCCTTCTTCTTCTTATTAGGTGTTCTAACTTCAATCTTAAAATAACTTCTCATAGCATCGTTTAAATAGTCATTGTAAATACCTATTTTATTAAAGTCAGCAGCATCAGCCATTGTATTGATTAAATTAAATGAATCTAATTGTATCTCTTTCAATGATTTCAAAGGAGTAATTTTAAACTCTTTTTTCCATTTTGGACTATAATTAACTATAGCACTGTATCCATCTCCAACTATATTTCTCATTTGTTGCATTCTAACAACGCCAGCTACTATATGGTCTATATTTTGTTTACCAATTCTGGCATTTCTTGCTACATTTAATCTTGATTGCAAACTAAACAAATCAGACATTTTATCTTGAGGACTTTGTTCTCCTTGCACACCAGTTCTTTGTCTAATGAATTGTGAAAATTGATTCGGGTCTTTAAAGTCAATTCCTTCTAACTGATTTTCAAAACGTTTATATCCATCCATCATTTCTTTTGGCATGTTTTGAAATATCTTAACAGCATCACCATCTTTGTCTGCACCACCTAAATAGTAATCTGTTTTAGATGTAGTAACTACACCATATCCTCTTCGTTTAACAAAGCCAGCAAATTCTAAAACTCTAATACCACTTAATCCACTAATAGGTGAACGGGCCATAGCCATAGTTAAATCTTCTCTAACTCTTTGTATTTCTATAGCATTTTTAGTTTTATTTTTATTTAAAAATTCAAAATGTTCCCATAGCTTTTCTAAGGTCATTTCTCTATTAGGAGCCATGTGGTCTGATGCCCAATCTCCTACTTTAACTTTAAACTTTCTCCATCCATCATGTAACATAAAAGTATTTTCATTCAATTGTGGAAACTTAAATCTTATTTCTTCATCTCTTGCAGCCAACTTTCCTTCTCCAGCATATTTAACTGGTGGCTTAACAACTCTTTTTATAGCATATCTATATATAGACCTGTTAATATATTCTAAGTTAGTAGGATATATAATGCCTCCTATGTGCCAATCTATTTTATTCAGGAACTCTGGAAGCTCAAAGTTGTTTAAATTATATTGGTTTGCATTTTCTACGTCAAATCTTTCACCCAAAGGTTCTAGTTCATTGCTTTTAATTATTTTTTTTATAAGGTCTTTAGCAAATTGATTTTTAACATTATATCCTTCTAATGCTTCTGAGATAGCAGCTAAACTTATTTCATCTATATTGTAATCTGTAAATGTTAAATCATTTTCTTTAAATGCCTTTCTAAATTTTTCACTTAATTCTACATCACCATTAATAGATTCTTGTCTCATTCGATCAGCTGCTTCATTAAATGCTTCAGTTAAAATCGGGTCATCTTTATCAAACATTTGTTTAATCATAAATTGAGGTTTCATTATAGAATCTATTGATTCATAAACACCTAAATTAATATGAAACTCTTCTGGTCTTGCTTTATATGTAAACAAGCCATCTGTTTTCCAACCACTTTTTTCATATTTTAAGGTATTATATTGTAATCCTCTTTGTGTTTTAGTTGCTGTTTGCCTAACTATAAAATGGATATTATTATTTACCATGAAATCATTTAAAGAGTCTGATGCCCTTTGTGTCCCTGTTTTTAATAAAATATTACCTATTCCATTTCTAGGAAGACTTGCACCTACAAGTTTTAAAAAGCTTGTATCGTTAGAATATCCATGGTCTTTTGCTGTAATATCATAGATGTCTTGCCTTTGAACAACTACAGCATCAGTTCCAGATTCTTTAGATAGTTCATATTTTCCTTGAAAATCAACTACAGGCATTACATTAAAAAATCCAGCATCTTTATTAATTTTTACTATCTTATTTCCAATATGGTGTTGAACGAATCCTTCTTTTGCTGGAAGAATTTCAAAAGGTTGTAATCCTAATTTAGGACTTGTTTCTACATCATATATTTTCTTTCCAAATTTTACTTTTCCTGGACCCTGTGGTTCTATAGGAAAAGGCTGAGGTCTTCCATCAGGACCTTTTAATGATTTTGCAATTCCCCAAGCTTGATTTATTTCTTTCCATTGATTTGGCTGTAAATAGAATGTAACAATAGATTCATCCTTTAATCCTGCATCTCCTTTGGTATTGTCTACTTTAGTTCTTGTGGTTTTTCGTTTATCCTTAGAAAATTCATATTTACTTCCTTTTGCAGTTTCAAATCCATATATATCTGAACCAGTCATATCTTTAACTCCTGTAAAGATACTGAAATCTAATGGAATATTAGCACCCTGAAAGAGATTTTGGTATTTATTAAACTTTTGAACAGTAGCAAATTGAGGATCTTTTATATACTCTTTAATAGCATTTTTTACATCTATTTTACTTTTTAAACTTGCTAATTCTGTTAAATTTAAACTAGGTATAAGACCAGATGTATATAACTCATATAAAACATTAGCAGCTGTTTCTCTTTCAAATCCATCCTCTACTTTAATTTTTTCTTCTTTTAAAACCTTTAAAATTTCTTTTTCCATTGTTTCTTGAGCTTTTGCATTTTTACCAGGGTTCTTTAAATTGTAAGCTATAGCATCGGGAATTGCTTGAACGATTAAAGTTCCACTATCTTTTGCACCGCTAAATACATAATGAGGATTTTTGCTGTTTGTTAAATCTTTAGACATTTTTATAATAATTTCATCAGAAATTCTTTCTTTTATTTGAGATAAATGTGTGTATGGTTGTATAATATCTCCACCAGTAATTCCATCTATTTTAGGTTGTGACCCCTTTTGTGTAGATCGATATACTGCATCTCCATCTGCATTATAATCTAAAGGATTTTTTCTTTCAAATACAATTCTATCCTGTAAAGAACCATATTCTCCCCACTGTTCTTTTACAACTGCTTGAGCATAGGATTTATTTATAATAATTCTTCCTACATTTTTTCTGCCAAATAATGTATTATATATATTTCTAGGTCTACTTCCCCCTGTATCATCACCAAATAAAGACTTATTAGCCATTTTAACCATTTCAGGCTCATCTTTGGTCATATCTATTTCCCATCTATCTAATTGAAGTATATGCTTTCTATACTTCATAGATGTAATGATTTCTCTTTTTAAGTTATGGTCTGATTCTATTTTCTTTACTAATTCTGGTTCTACCTTCTTTAGATTGGTTAAAAATTTATCATAGTTTAATTCAGATTCTTCAACTATTTTATTTAATTCTCTTTTACGTGTTACTTTATCAGCTTTATTATTTAAACTCATCCAAATATCAGCAACAGGGTCTAACGTAGGAAGTTCAGGAAGTTTTTCACCTATATCTTTATTCATTCCCCAATGGTCTAATATTCTAACCCATTCAGATTCTTCAAATAGTGGTTTTAATTTGTTTGACTTAGATATATCATCTACAATATTAAATTTAACTTCAGTTAAATCATCTAAACCAGCTTTTTTAGCTACTGCTTCATGTAGTTGTTTTAAAGCTTCACCTGGTTTAATATTAGAGACATCTATACCATTTTCTTTTGCTAGTTGTAAAAACTTTTCACCAAAGTCAACACCAAGGGCATTAAATCTATTTACTTGTTCAACTTGTAAAACATCTAGATATCTTTCTATATAGTCTTGGTCTGCTTTATTTAACTTATTAAATTCAGCATCTGATTTTAATCCTTTTTTAACTTTTGCAAGATTAGCATCTACAGGTATTCTATTTTGAAATATCCATTTAGTTCTTGCTAACTCACCAGCACCTTTTGATGTTGCTCCAAAAAATGTTCCTAATGCATATTCATATACTTGTTCTGGCAAAGGAAGGTCTTGTGCTGTAGCCATACCACCTTGAAATGCACCACCTGCTGCACCTCTAGCCATCATATCTATAAGTTGCATTTGCTCTCTTTCTTTATATCCTTGCATTTTTGTAAGCTCTTCAGTTCTGTTTCTTATCATTTGCTTACCTAAATCTCGTGTTTTTGGATTAGCCATAAGTCTAGATATATTTACATAATTACCTATACCTCCAAATACTGCTCCTGCTGCTGCTCCATGTAATGCAGAATCAACCATACCTTTAGGTCCATCCTTCCATGAAGAAACTGCTAGTGCAACACCTAAGTGCATACTTTGATGAGCTATAGATCGAAACTCAGGTAATTTAAATATACCTCTACTCATAAAACCTTGAGTTAATAGATTGGAATCTTTTAATGCGTCTTGAACAAAATCAACTGCTTTATCAGCAACTTTCATAGGAATTGATTGTAATGCAAATGTTTTAGGACCAGTTTCTTTTCTTAAAAATCCAGGAGCTTTTTCACCTGCTTTTGCTAATCCATATCTGGTTAAACCAGAACCAACTTTACCTGCTCTTTTTGCTGCAGCTATTGGCATATAAGTACCAAGGGATAGGAAACTAGCTACGACATCTGGAGCAAAACCTATTAAGTGTCCAAGTCTATTTGCAATTGCATGTGCAGATGTTTCTGGTTCTTCTGCCCAGCCAAGAGTAGTAAAACCTTCTACTAATCCAGAAACAAATTGATTCATTCCTTTTAAAACATTTCTACCACCTGCTTCTAAATCACGATTAAATTCTAAATCAGCAGTCTTGAATTGCTTTTCAATATAATCTACATCATCTTCAGAAAAAGTATCAGGAGCTAAATTATATGCTAACTCTAATCTGCTAAAATAATCTTGCATAGTGATTAGATTATTAGCAGCTAATCTATCCAAATATTTTATGGAATTATGTTCGGGCTTTCTTGCCAATGTAAACTCCTATTAATAGCTACTTGAAGATGAATCTGTAGTTTCTAATCTAGCTAATAAGCTATCAACTTTAGCTAAGTTTTGATTAGTTAACTCATATGCAGCTAATTTTTTACCTTTAAACAATTTTTGAGTCCATCTAGCACCACTGCCTTCTGCTATTTTTTGTGCAGCATTATCTATCATTTCATAGTTTTCTTTTGTTTGTGCTATATTTGACCTTATTTGTTTTAGCTCATTAACCGCCTGGTCATAAGGACCAGTATCAGTTAAAAGATATTTTGATGCAGCAAGTTGATTTACCTGCATCTCCAACGATGGTAATCTAGCTTCTATCCTTGTTCCATAATCTACCATAGCTCTAGCTCTTCGTTCATCATCAAAGAGATATTGCTCTCCATATCCTGCTCTAGATTCTGGAGCATCTGGATCACCAAGGCCTAGATATGGTCTATCGTCTGGACCTATCGTAGTGGAACCTGTTGTTCCCAGAATTTCAGAAAGTGCTAACCTACTCGACTTTTGTGCTTCCATCATATCTGTTACTATAGCCATACCCAATGTGTTATCTGCTTGCATTTTAGCAGATTCTTGCTGTAATATTAGCTTTTGTGCTAATTCAGCTGCATCATCATCTTTAAGCCCTTCTGTAACGGCTACAAGCCTTGTAATGGCTTCTACTACTTCTTTTTCATAAGACATTATCCTATCCCCCTATTTAATCTGTCTAATACACTTACGCTACCAAGTGAATACCCTCTTTGACCTGCTTGTTGTTGTAATCCTAATAGACTAGATTCAACATCTCTAATTCTAGATTCATATTCTCTTTCCAGTCTATATCTATCACCAGCAAAGGCTAATTCTCTTTGTCTAGCATTTAATTGATATCCTTGTGTAACATCTGCAGCTAACTGCTGTCCTGAACCACTTCCTGCTAAATTAGTAGCTCCTATTGCAGCTTCTGCTTTATCCATGGCTCCTTCATATTGTGTAACTGCACCTTCTCCCTGCAATGCAAAAGCATCACGTTGGAATTGAGCTTGCCTAGAAACATCTTCACCGATTCTTCCTGCAGCTCCTACTAATCTTGTTTGTGTTTCTTGTGCAAACTTTTTTTCCTTTCTTTTTCTAGCACGTTCTCTTTTTTTAGCTCTTCTAGATGCAATCATTCCACCTATTGCAGCTCCCAATGCAATAATAGGCATAGCTTTTGTTGCAATCGTTGATAAATTACCCATTGCTTTACCAAATCCACTTGATGCTACTTTGTGCATAAATGAACCAGGTGTATACCCAGTGACTGCTCCTGCTCCTAGTGTATTACCTAATCCACTTACTGCTCCTACTGCACCAACTGCATTTGCTCCTGCTGCATTTACTCCTGATACCCCTGATGGTGTTACTGAGCTTGTATAAGTATTTTGAAATCCTCCACCTAGTCCTGCTGCAGTATTATAAGAATTAGCTGCCATTGGATTTACATTTATAGTTCCATATGGTCCTACGCTAGTAGCAGTTCTAATCTGATTAAGGTTCATATTTCCTAAAAGGCCAGGAGGACTAAAAGAAAAGTTTGTTCCTGCACTTCCAGTTGAACCTACTTGAGGATTCCACATAGTTTGACCCGTTGTATTATACGGGTTTTTATAAGCATTATAAGGATCGCTCATTATGTTACCTCCATATCAAAAATGAGTCCTACATCATCTAAAATATCAACCATACTAAATTTTGGCTCTCCAGGATTTCTTGTTATACCTGCAACATCCCAAGAAGCTGCTTTTTTAGCATCCATATTTATTAAATCTAATGGACTCATTCCTTTAGTTTTTTCTTCATCTTTGACTTGTTGTCTATATGCATAGTCAGGGTCGTCTTGCCAAATACCATCTGCGTCTTTAACTTTCCCCTGGTCTTTCATCCATGCTCCAACATCATCTTCTTCAGGTCTTTCATAAGGACCAAATTTTTCTTCCCACTCAGGACTTCCAGGAACCATATATAATTCTCCAGGTTGTCCAGTTCCTTCTAAGTTAGGGTCTTGCATAATACCTGCATCTCTCATTGCATCCTCAGCTTCCTGCATACGTAAATACTCTAACCATTCAGGACTAGGTGCATCAGGTACTCCATATGTGTCTCCTAATCTTCCAGTTACAGGGTCTATATGATATGATGGGTCTACATCATTTAAATTATTTAAAAGATTATGACTAGTTGTATCTGGGTTGACTGTTTCAGTTAAAAATGCTGGTGGTTGCACAGGTGGAGTATGTAATTTTTCTAAAGCTAATGCTGCTTTTATATTTTCAGCTTGCTCTGAACTCACCTGAGATTTAGCATTATATTGTTCTATTATTTTCTTTAATTTATTAGCCATTATAGTCCTCCTTAATTTTTTCAATGGCACTCGCAAAGTCTTTCACTCTTATTGGTGTTTGTTTATACCAGTCAGAATATTCTGGTTCTCCTGGTTTCTTATATGTTATTTCAGCAATAGCTAAATCATAATCTTTATCACATAAAGCTTTCCATGTTTTTGGAAACTTATTATACCAATTTGTTCCTAACTGAAAATTAACTGATGTTAATGCAATTTTAAAATCAGTATCATATATTTTTAAAGCCATACATTGGTCATTACAAGCTGATAAAGCAAATTCTAAATCTTGCTTTAACCATGTATCTAATAATTTATTATCTATTTTAGTACCTACTGGATATTCTTTTCTTTCTTTTAATGTAAGTAAATGTCCAGTTCCAGCTGTGGGTTTACCTAAAGTATCTAAATAAACTTCGTTTTTAAAACCTTCACGTAACTTAATATGTTCTAAAAGCTTTTCTCTAAAATTCATTGATTTTTTTCTAAAAAACATTATGTCCCTAAAATTTTATTTAGATAGTTGTAAGTTTCTTCAGTTCTAGTCATATCTACTTGACCCTGATCATCGTAATGAACCTTCATAAATCCTCCACCATACTTCAATGATGCTCTTTTTCCATCCCAATCATCTGCAACACTCATTCCAGCATTATATGCAACCAATGCTCTTTCTACAGACCCTTTTTTACCATAACTGCTATATTTATTTATTAAAGATTTTAGATAGTCAGAACCAAACTCTTTATTAATTTGTGGGTCTTTTAATAGTGATTTTGCTAAAGATGTTTTTTGCTCTGTACTTAGCTTATCTTCATAGATTGTATGTCCATGTTTTTTAGCATATGCAAAAATAGAATCTGTGCCAGCAATCCCTGGGTCTATAGCAGTAGCAGGCATTACTTGCATTAATCCGTGAGCACCTACATCTGAAACTGCATCAGGGTCTCCACCGCTTTCTACTCCCATAACTTTATTTACTAAAGTATCATGGTCTTTACCTTTAGCCCAACCTGGTGTCATCCAACGATTAACATATTTTCCTCCAAAGAGATAATCTTTATTTAATCCAGCACTAAAATCGTGCTGTGTTCCATCTGCACCATAGCCAGTTAATCTTGTTCCTGCAGTATAAGCATTTGTAGATTGATTAGCTTGATTAGACCAAAATGCTTCCATTGATTCAGAGCCATATCCAAATTGCTTTATATGCTGACTTAACTCAGCATATCTATTTGGCAAATCCATCATATTTCCTTTATACTCTAGGCCAGGTACATTAGCCATAAGATTTCTATAGTGTAAATTTTTCGCATGTACTTTTTCAGCTTCTTTAAGCATAGGATTTCTTAGGTCTAGTGCATCTGCTGCAAATCCACCTATACTTTGTGTAGCACTCCACATTCCCAATCCTGCTGTTAAGGTATTGAGAAGGCTTAATCCTTTAGAATCATCTATTATTTCTGCTTCTTCAGCATCCAATTGCCCTGAATAAGCTCTCATTGAAGCCATTATATTTTGTGTTTCTGTTGCCATAATTTCTCCTTATAATACTCTACATCTTATTTGTAGGTCTGTGTTACTAACTCCATCGTTCGTAAATGTTACCGTCTGATTTGTATCGTTAGAAAATTCTTTTAAATCGCAATATTGAAATCTTAAATAATATGTGCTTGCTGCAGCCACTGTTTGACTAGCTGCAAATCCATTAGCATTACCACCTGTTCCATTAGTTCCTGGGTCTTGATCAGTAGCAACAGCCACCTTTAAATCTCCAGTTAAACCTGACTGACTACATGATATAGTAGTATTCCCATCTGCATTTGTTAAATTTATTTGCTTAGCAGAAGATACTTCACAATCACTAGACAATCCTGAATTAATAGCAGTGATAGTAAAATCAGCTGGAACATTACTCCATGCTGCACCATCTGCTGGTGTTGTAATATTTGCTACTGTCCAATCTCCATTGTGTGCATTATTTACTGACCTTACTCTATAGTAATAGGTTGTAGAAGCACTAACACTTTGACTATCAGTATGTGTAGTTGTTACATTGCTATCAGATGCAGTCCCTTTAGAACTTGGTGTCAAAGGTGACGCAGTTAAAGCTGCATAGGTTCCCCCGCTACCTACTTTTCTTTCTATTTGTATACTTCTTGTAATTCTCATATCACCAGCAATGTTTACAGAAACCTGATCACTGTGAGTCGTAGATAATGTTAATTGAGGAGTATCTGGTGCTGAACTAATAACATTAGAAAGAACTCCATCTTGATTACATTGAAATATTTTATTTACAGTTGATTCTCCAGAAGAAGTTTTATAACCAAACCAAGCACTACCACTATTTGATTGTCCAAAAGTAGCATCAAAAGTTTGACTACCATTGCTTCGTGTATACAAAGTATTACCATTGGTAGCAAATGTGGTATTATTTAACCATCTTGTTCCAAACTTTGTAGCCTCTGATTGGTCTCCACCTAATCCAGTAGTATCTATAAACTCTGCACATTCTGTTAATTCAGAATCAGTCCATCCTGCATCAGGACTATCTTGATATGTTAACCATGTAATAGTGTAAGGATATACAACAAGTCCTGTAGAAACTTCTTCTAACGTGCCAGTTGTAGGAGAAGGTTTCATCCATTTATCTCCTACTTTAATATATAAATCTTGTTGAACAAAACGCATATCTCCTGTATATCCATCTCTATTAGAAGGAACATTTCTTGATTGCCCTGTGACTATTGCACTACTTTGTTCTAATCTTTGTATGCTCATGATAGTTCAAACCTAATCCATTTTTTACCAACTTTAAAATAAACATAAGATTTATTTCCAAGGGTAACTATTCTTTTATCTCCAGTTTTTCCTTCACTGTTTTTAGGTATTGTTTTAAATTCTTTGCTATGTATTTCTACGTCGTTTTCTAGTTTGCTTATTTTTTCTCTATTTTTCATTAAATCTTTCATAATAGTATGCTTTAAAAGTCTTCCATTTGATATCGTTCTTTCACCGAACAATCTATCAATTAACTTTTTCTTATTATCTGGTAATGCTTTTGCCATTATTTTCTACTCTTATCCCTATAAACTATTTGTATATCATTTAAAGTAAAGTCTGCATGCATTGCACTTCCCGTTGCTACTAACTGTAATCCAAAAGAATTAATATTTTTTAAACTAGTATTAGTTATTTTAATCTTTTCTGTTGAAAATGCTCCTGAAGATAAAGTATGTTCTCCTGAAGATAGTAAAGATAAAGCAGAACCATTAACAACTCCCCTAACTTCAACATTAGCACCTTCTTTATAATTTATATAAATTGTTTTAATAGTTTTCTTGACATCTGGTTCTCCAAAAGTATACTCTTTAGTTTGCAATAATATAGTGCTATCATCTACAGTTTGTGCTTGAGCTGATGGACTCCATGTTTTAAATGTTAAACTGTCTGGACTTGGATCATGTTCTAACCAAACTAAATCACCTGATTTATTTGTAACATAATTAGTAGTATCTAAAGCAAGGTATCTGTCTGAAACATTAGCAGAGCTTCTGCTCCAAGAACCTGACTTAATATCAAATTTAAACAAGTTTCTACTCTTATTCCCTATAAAAAGTTCCTTAGTTTTTGGTAAATATCCAATAATCATATCATCACTATAAGAAGAAGTCCAATCAGACAATCTTGGCTGACCTTTATCTCCTAAAATAATATCTGTAACTCTTTGCCCATCATATAAAAACACACCAAATCTATTTAACCAGCATATAAAACCTTCTCCCTCAACTACATGATAAGGTTTCTTAACCCCTTTATACTTATAAGTATTTTCTAAAAATTCTATATCTCTTGATATATTAATTACATATAAGGTATTTTCTTTAAACTGAAGAAGTTTATTACCAAGAGCAATTAATTGAACAATGTCTTCTCCGTCATCTATTTCTACGTCTATAAAGCTATCTTCTTCAAATGTATCAAATTGATTTACATTAGATTTTAAAATTCTATCATTTTTAGTCGTTAAATCTGCATTGTTTTTTCCTGTATAGTATTGAACATTTCCTACATAAAGTCTTCTATTAGCCATAGCAGAACATTTCCATCCTGTATTTGCTCTACCTATTACAGACCTTTTAACATCTAAGTGTGGTTCTGTTATAGATAACTCAGTAATTTCTTTTCCTACGAAATAAGAAACATTGTTATAACCTACTCCACTACCAGTTGGGTATTCATATTGTGGATTAGTACCTGAACTTACAATTCCAAATGGTTCCCATGTTTCTTTTCCAGCAAATCTTATACCTTTTTCATAGCTGACTTCTGCTAAAAGATATTTTTGTCCTACATTACCTTCATTAATAGGTGAAATACCATTAAAATTGTCTATTAGGGCATAATATATCTTAAATCCTGTAATTGAAGCTTCAGAAGGCATTCTACCCACTAATCCAAAATAGAGTGACCTTGTACTATTTTGACTTAATACAGGTTGAGCTATATCTCCTAAATAAATATCAACTGATTCTTGGTTGTCATACATTAGAGAACCAAACAATCCATAATTCTTATTCTTAGTATCTTGATAACATACTATCTCACTCTTATCTTCATCAGATGATGCTGTATTGTTACTAAAATATGCTATTACAGCCATCGATCCCTTACCTGCTGCACTATAATCAGAACTGTTATCATAGTTATCTAAATAATCATTTTCTACTTCAACAAATGTTTTATTATATCTAACAGTGCTAGTTATATTACCAATAATGGTATTATCTGGCATAAACAATTCACTATTGTAATCTGGTTTGGAGTAATCTCCTTTGTCATATAGTTGTCCAGTATTAGTATATCCTCCAACACTGCCTCCCTGGATAGGTGCAATATGAATATCTTGAACAAGCATACCATCATGGGCTTGGTCTAAATCAGTATTTGTAACATCTCCCATATCTCTATCATACTTGACATATCCGTATTTTTTACCACCATTACCTAATGCTGCAGATGCAGTTCCATATGAGCCCATAACCCTTAAATGACCATCTATTAATTGCATATCAACACCTGTGGTGCTTCCCGTGTCTATAATATGAGGACTGGCTTCCCAATCAGTTTCTGATGCATTGTATATATATACATCGCTTGCAGTAGGTATGTGTGCAGCATAATATTCACGATTAGCACTTGCATTAGAAGCACTATCTACATCACGATCTAAGTTAAAATAATGCAATCCATTACCATAAACTATGCTAGGAACTGCAATTTCACCAGTAGAATCAAAGACAGCATGACTTCCAGGTAAAGCAGCTACCTTACCCCAATTGACTATTTTACCTGGTATTTCATTGTTGAGTTGATTTAATTCTACTAATTCATTATCATCTAAATCTCTTGGATTAGTATTATTATTTAAACCGCCACTGAAATCCTGTATATTTAATACCTTCTTAGGCATTCTTAGTAATTTGTTCCATAGTTTTCATTTTTTTCTTTTTCTTCTTCTTCTTGTATGAAACATTATTCATTCTTCTACCTTCATCCATAGAAGAGCCTTGCCAAGGATTCCCTTTTAATGTATTAGTTGTTTCCATCTATTATATCCCCCCAAACACTTGTTTTACCATTTATAATTTCTACTACCTCTACCTTAAATTGTCCATTATCGAACCAATCTACGATAGCAAATGCATGTACCCAATTATGTAATCTACCTTTTAGCCATTTATTATTTTCATGAGACATATTTTTTAAACAACCTAATGACCAAGCTCCTATAGTTCCACCTAGTTTAGTTTGTGTATGTCTTTGTAAATCATGTGTATGACCATAAATTACATTTTCTCCATAAGTTTCAAGATGCTTTTTTGCATGATACGTAGTTGCGAAGGCACCATGAAAAAAAGTAAGCTTACCAATTTGTATAGGTAAATTATATTCAGTGTACTTATATCCTCTTTCTCTTATTTTACATGCTTTTTCAAAAGAATAGTTAACCATATAGGGATATTTAGTAACAAAATTATCCAACCAGAGATCATGGTTGCCTTGGAGTAAGTATTTTTCTTTACATCCAACTTTTTTAAGAACTTCATCCCAAACATCTAATCCCTCATTAACTAATCTTATGTCTTCATCTATTATTGGAATTTGATATTCTAATGGAGGTAGTTTTTTATCTTTATATCTCCATGCAGAAACAGATTCCCATTCTCCAACATCTCCTAGATTAACAAAGACGTCAGGTTTAATCTTTTCAATTGCTTTAACTACACAATTAACTGCAGCTTTATCCTCCAGTGGATAATGCTGGTCTGGTATTATTATACCACGCTTTTTTATTTTCAAAATTACCTCCTAGGCTGACTTTTTAACTTTTTCAAAACTGCGCATTCCCCCGAGACCGAGCATCCCAAGAAGTACCGTAGTTAATGTAGTCATATCAAACTCAGGTAATGTTACTTCGTTTCCAAATGAATACAGTATAAAAGTTAAAAGTGGTTGTAGAATATAGTGATACCCCAATGCAATCGAGCACATCCAGCCCGTAAATGGCCTCCAGCCACTTACAAACTTAGAAGTATGACCTGCTTCTACTTTATTTACTTCAAGTTGAGCTTTATTAATTTCTTGCATAAGCTCAGCTTTCTCTTGTTTGTCAAGCGTAAAATCGTCAACTTTGTCAGTGATTTTTTCAATAATGCTTCCTATCATAGGTAAATTAGGCATTATTCCTCCTTAATCACACGCTTCGCAATCTTCTAAAGCTTGTAAATATCCCTGTTTAGAAATAATTGCTGATTTAACTTCTTGTAATCGACCTTGTATTTCTTGTAATGAACTGACTAATTCGTTATGTTGTTCTACTAAAGAACTCATTTCTGTATTAGCTTTTTCTTTAATACTAGGCTCTTTTACTTTTTCTTTCGACATACTGTCTCCTTTTATTTACTTAATAAATACTAATTTAATGGTATGTAACCATATTGCCATCTTGCGTCATCATTTGCTCATAAGCTTGTAAGCTAGGACCCATCAACATTGCAAGTAGGCTAAATGTATTAGTGCTTTGTAGTGCTCTACTCTTTAAAATCTGAGATACTGCTTGACCAGCTCTAGTATTTTTTAACCAATCAGCATGACTCAATCCTCGAGCTTTAGCTATTTGTTCTTGTGCAGCTACATCGTCTGCAAGTGCAACTGTTTGTTTTCCAAATTTTGCAACTTCATCAGCAGAATCAAACCCTTGTGGTGGGATTCTATTGCCTTTTGGTACATTGCCTCTTTGAGCTGAACCACTTGGACCTTCTAATTGTAGTGGTGGGCTGGTTTGGCCACCAGGAGCAGGTAATCTACGAGACTCAGGTATTATTGTTGGTTGAACTGGTGGATTGACTTTATTTCCAATCCAAGTAGCTGCATTTTTATACTGATTGACTGCTGCTTGTGCACTCCATTGAAGTCCACCTAACAGTCCTTTACCAAGATAATATCCACCCTTTATTGCATAAGGAGCACCTAAAGCTGCAGCAGTTCCGATAGTAGCTGCTCTTCCAGCTTGAGCACCTGGGCCTCTTCCATATTTATTTTCTTCATTCCCCATTGGTATCATTTTTTCCTCCAAATTTTATACATAATTTAATAATTATTGATTAATATATCAACCAATTTATTCCTGTCATTGCTTCATAACTTTGTACATCATACATAGAAAGATAACGGCCTTGAACAAATACTCCAAATTTAGGAGATAATTTCCATCCAATTACTATTCCCATATCATAATCTATGTCATTTTCTGCTTTATCATAATTAAATGAATAGTCAGACATTCCTTTATTATAAGGATATATAGTGCTCCACATATGAATCCAACTATGATCTAGGTATTTGTAATAATCTACACCTAATGATAATGATAATTCATTTTGATATCCTAAATCACGAGCATACTCTTCATTATAATCATCTACTAATTCACCGTATACTAAAGTATAAAACTCTTCATCAG